CCTACGACACCGTTGAGTTCGGTCTTGAGGAATTGATTGATGATAGCTTCCGCGCTGATGCTGATCGTTTCTTCGATCTAGAAGCCTCCTCGGCTCGCTTCCTCCTCCGCCAAATCAAACTTGGCCATGAGAAGCGTGTGCAGGACATTATCAATGCCAGCACGACCCCCTTCACCACCGCCGATCAGTCTGCCATCTCCGCTTATACCAATGCGAATCTGGCGAACATTGATGTGGCTGGCGATGTGGCCAATGCTCGTACCGAACTGAACAAGCTCGGTTATGAGGCCAACACGGTCATCATGTCGGCCCCTGTGTTCGAGCGTATCCGCCGGACGACCAAGCTACAGAATCAGTTCTTCGGGGTTATCTCCGACACGGGTTCCCGCTTGCTGTCCGAGGCTGAAATCGCGGCGGCTCTGGGAGTCCAAAGGGTTCTCGTTGGTCGCGCGGCGATCAACTCCGCTAACAAGAACAAGGCCTATTCTGGTGGGTTCGTGTTCTCCAACACCTTCATCACCGTTGCCAATGTGCAGAGCGGTCAGTTCACCGCTGGCGGTATCGGGCGCACCCTCGTTTGGTCGGCTGATGCCCCCGGAGGCTTCGTCTCCGAGAGCTATCGTGATGAGGCTCGCCGGAGCAATGTGCTTCGGGTTCGTATGAATACGGCTGAAAAGCTGATTGATGCGAATGCTGGCGTGCGTATCACCACCAGCTTCAACTAAAGATTGGTTTGTGTGTTCCTCGAAAGGGGGGTTAGGGTAAAAGCCCTAGCCCCCTTTTCTTTTCTATGAATTGACATAAATCCCACCTTAAATCCTATATGCGAAATCCTCTGTCCATTTACCTTATTTGTGGCTCTAATGAAGCCGAGTATCTCCAAAGAGTTCTTAAAAGCTTCAAACCCGTTGCGAAAGAGTTTGTTGTTTGCCTTGCTGGCGGGTCAGCTTCGACAGCCGAGGAGGAGCGGATTGCCTTGGATGCTGGGGCTAAAGTTGTTTATTACAAAAACAAAAGAACGGATTGGCCTCACATAGACGATTTTGCAACGGCCAGAAATACAGCCCTAGAGGCTTGTTCAGAGAAGTGGGCGATGTGGGTGGATGCTGATGATGAGATGCAACCAGGGGCAGAGGCAATTATAGACGAAGCTATTACACAAGCGGAGCAGAGGGAAGCCCAACTCATAGCGTTCCGCTACAATGTTTCCAATGCCGGACTGATACCCCTTCGTGAGATGGTTTCCCTAAAGGGCAAGTGCAAATGGAAGAATCGGGTTCACGAAATGTTGGTAGCAGAGGATCAGACAAAGATATTTGGGATTGATAAGGTGGTTCGGGTTCACAACCCAAAAGGCTATAAAAAGACATCTGCCGACAGAAACTTCACCATCCTAAAGGATGTTTTGGAGCCAGCCCCAATCTCGCTTTATTACACCCAGCAAGAATACTTTTTAACTACAAATTGGGCCGAGTGCCTAAAATATGGAAAGCTGGCAATTCAATTCCCAGAGCTAGAGGATACACTTCGGTATGATGTGCTTTGCAATATGGGAAGATGCGCCCCGACTACCGAGGAAAAATTAAGATATTTAGGCGAGGCGATTGCCTGCCAGCCAGACCGCAGGGAAGCCCATTATTGGCTCGCGGTTGAGTATTCAGCCCATGGAAAATGGAACAAGGTTTGGGGGGCGGCTCGTTCTGCCATGAGCCTTCCAAGGCCAACACAACACTACTGGAACCTTGTTGAAGCAATTTATTCTTGGCAAGCGATGGATTTGTACGAAACAGCTTGTGCCTGTATTGGCAAGAAAGAAGAGGCCGAAAAGATTAGGAAGGCAAGACCAGCCCCTAAAATTAGCGTGGTTCACGCAACCAAAGGAAGGCCACAAATCGCGTGGCAAAGAAGGCATCAATGGCTAACGCTTGCCCAAAAGCCCCTAGAGGTGGAATGGCTTTTTGTGGTGGATCACGATGACCCCCAAGACTACACGCCCCACCAAGCCATCAGAGCCAACCCCGGCGGCATCATTAACGCTTGGAACTATGGGGCAAAACAGGCCAAGGGAGATATTATTATTCAAATGAGCGATGATTGGAGCCCGTGCCGCCATTGGGATGCCCTAATTTCAAACGCTATTGGGGCTACAAATGAGCCTAAAGTCTTGGCAGTATCTGATGGGCTACGAACCGACAAACTCCTTTGTATGGCGATTTTAACGCAAAAGAGGCTAGAACAGCAGGGCGGGTTTATGTTTGCCCCAGAGTACCAAGAGAGTGACGGCATCTATTCCGACAACGAATTTACAGAAAGAGCTTATAGTGATGGGGTTGTGATTGAAGCGAAGGAGATTCAGTTCAAGCATGAAAACCCCCTCTTTGCAGGAGGGAAGCCAGACGATCTAATAAAGAATCACAACAAGCCAGAGTTCTATGGAAAGGGTAAATCCATTTATGACAAAAGAAAAAGCAATTCTTGGAATTAAAAAAGACAAGCCCTCCGACCCAAAAACCCTTGGCGTGATTAAGCTTGGCAAGGCGCGCCCCGATAAAACAAAGTATGTTTTAATGGATTTCGAATATGATGAAAAGGCAGGAAAAGAGCTTTATGAAATTGGGATGGAAATGCTTGCCAAAGACAAGGAAGCAGTCATCAATTATGTGATTGTTGAGGCCATTAAAAATTACATAAAACCAAAATGCAAGAAATAACCATTCAAGACCCATTCGGCCAAGCCCTAGCAAAATACAGCGAGGGGCTTTCTCTTGGGGTTGAAATAGGTGGCGGAACCGGGGATGGCTCAACCCAATGTATCAAAACAAGGGAGCTATTCAGCTTCGAAATTCATCCAGACCGCATAGGCCGACATAAGTATAACCTAGATTCAAGGCAAGGAGGATTGGCGGTTAATTGGCTTTCAAGCAATCCGATGATGTGGATGAGCCTAGAGGCCGTGGAAGATTTTTATAGGACAACCCAAACCAAGCTAAATCAATATCCTCTCGATCAAATTATTGAATGGCACAGGGAAGATTTTAGGGTTGCGGCAAAATATACTTGGGGGCATCCAACCATTAAGGATGAGGCCGACTTTCTTTTGCTAGATGGAGGGGCATTTTCTGGAAGGGCTGACTTTATGGTTTGGTTCCCAAAACTAAAAGAGGGAGGAATCATCGCCCTAGACGACACAAACGACATTAAGAATTACGGGAATTATCAATGGCTTAAAACATCGGGGCATCCTGTTTTATGGGAGGAACCATCTTGGAGGAATGGATGCGCCATTTTTAGGAAATGAAAATAGCTTGGATGGCGGCGCATAGGGCAATCGGGGATCAGTCGTTTAGGAAAAAAGAGCTTTCGCAATGGATAAAAAATATCCGCCTTGTGATGAAAGAGAATCTTGGGGTTATCTATAAAATCTATGTAATTGAGCAAGCTGATGAAAAGGAATGGAACAGGGGGCTTTTATATAATGCGGGGTTCCAAATCGCCGCCATCGATGACAAGAACTTTTTATTCATTCATTGCAATACAGATTATGAAATCCCGATAGAGCCATTGCCCGATGAATTTTTTCATCACAATAAGGGCTTTCTAGAGATTCACGGATATGAGGGCGGGATAGGGTCGCTCTGCGCTTTTTATGCAGATGCTTACGAAAAATGCAATGGGTTCCCAAGCCACTATAAAGTTTGGGGAGGCGAAGATATTTGTCTGCAAAGAAGGGCAGAGTTTGCGGGGATTCCATCGCACAGACCAGAATCCCTTTACCAGAAATGGGTAAAAGAAAAAAGAGATCACCCAAGGGATATGTCCATGAATGGGTATAATATTGTTCAAGCTGGATTGGAAACAAAAGAGACGATGTGGGAAAGCGGAATCAATAAACTAGCCTATGAAATTGAAACCATAAAAAGATACGATGATGTTGTTTGGGCAACGGTTCTCACGCAATGCTAACCATATTTACCATCGTATTGAATGGGGAGCCTTTTATTTCTAAAAAATTACAGGCGTACCAAAAGCTAACCATCCCTTGGCAATGGAGGATTGTCGAGGGAGTTAGCAACCCTAGAAATTGTACTCGCTGGTGCAGGGAAGTTCCGAGCAAATGGCACAAGGATTTTGTCTCAATAGACGGCACGCACGAATATCTTAAAAACCTAAAACATCCAAAGGTATCGTTCCAATACCAAAACAAGCCTTTCGATGGAAAGATTGAGATGATACGAAGGGCATTGGAAGGGGTGGATTGCGGGGTTGTGATGGAACAGGACGCTGATGAGTTTTGGACAGAAAAACAAATGGAGGATGTTTATAGGCTTTTGATTGATCGAACGCCCGGAACCGCCGCTCAATTCTTTTGCAATTATCACATAGGGAAAAAGGTTGTCGTTTCGCGCTCCGGGCTTGGGTGTTATCCTTACGAATGGTATCGAGCATGGAAGTGGGGCGAGGGCATTGAGTTTGCCAGCCACGAACCACCCATCCTGAATCACCAGCCGATCAGAATCCCAAGGGGAGTCACCGAGGAGATGGGGCTTGTTTTTGACCACTTTGCCTATTCTGTTCCAGCGCAAGTAGAGTTTAAGCAAGATTTTTATGGCTATGCGGAGCTTCTGAAATCTTGGGAGAAACTACAAAAAACTCACGGGCCTGTAAGGCTGAATCGCTATTTTACTCATGTTCAAGACAGAAGCGTGGTGGATGATGCAACCTAAAATCATAAAATATTCCCAAAGGCTAGGCGACATTTTAAGATGCCTGCCTGCCTGTAAGTTTTTATCCGACAAGGGGCATAGAGTTTTGTTTGATTGCCTTGAGATTTACCACGGAATTTTTGATATGGTTTCCTATGCCCAACCACTAGGAGCAACCCCTTTTGATGCCGATATTCTTGAGCTGGAAATATGGCCCAATAAATATGTTGATTATAGAAAAAGCAGAAAATCTTGGGGAGAGTTTGTCTATTCCCATAATGACATAAAGGGAGCAGACAGGGAAAACATTGTTATAGATAGGCTTGGTAGTGAAAGAGCGATTGGGCTACCAGAAAAATATCACCTGATTGCCCCATTCGGGGTTTCGCAAAATACCTACCATAATCCGCTTAAAATCATCCAAGAAGCCGCAAGGGAACTAGGCAAAGATAATGTGATTGTTCTATGTCCGGGGGATGTTCGGATTGAGGGCATTGCCACTTATACAGCCCCAAGCATCGAGCAAATGGCAAAGGCGGTCAGGGATGCGGACCAATTCTGGGCAATCAATTCAGCCCCAATCATATTGGCCTCTTCGGTTCGGAGGGGAAAGGAAAGCAAGTTTTGGGGGCAAAAGGGGGAGTTTGAATCAGACAATGTTCCTTGGTTTGAGGGGCTTGTAAGAATGGATTGACACTAGGGTTGGTTTTGATGGGCGGGGCTATTTCCACTTCTTATTTTGGGTCTGACCTTCACTA